CTTGGAGCTTTTTATTCTCCTCGGCAAGCTGTTGAGCGATGCGAATAGCCTCTTCCCGCTCACGCAAAGCGGACTCTTTTGCCCGTCTTTCTTCGTGATAACCCTTAGAAAAGTGCTGGATTCGCTTTTTTACACCCTCTGAATACTGAGCCAACTCGTCGTCCGTCACCTCCGCAGGAGGCTCCTTCATGGGTGGTCTGCCCTGATCTTCGGGAGGGGTGTCGTCTACAACCTCAATCTCCAGCTTTTCTTCTTCGGGTTTTTCCTTAGAAGGGGCTTCCACAACCATTTCGTCGGGGAATTTAAAGTCATCTTTTTCAACTTCAGCCATGGTTTACTCCTCAAGCGCGGCTGATACCGCGAGGATCTTGCACAACCGCCTCGACGCTGTCGTCGTTAATCAGGCGGAATTCGCGGCCATGGATCTTGACTCGGGTGCCCGTGTTCGGACGAACCAAGACGAAATCTCCAACCTTACAGGACGGGCCAGATGGGAATCTGGTTTTGTCGCCATAAGCGTCAGGCCCCATTGCAACCACAAACAAAACAGGTGACATCACTTCTTCAAAGTGCATCGTTTGGCCGGATTTAACCAGTCCACTGTCGTATTTGTCCTCAATCTCCGGTAACACGCACAAGAGATGGTAGGTTGCGGGTTGCGGCAATTGTTTTGCCCTTTCCTCCGGGGTTTCCGGAAGGACGGTAGGAATTGCTTCCTCACCGGTTGAGAGAAGTATTTCACTCATCGTCGTCTTGCTCCATTCTTCGCACGAGGTCGGTGATGTACAAATGTGCCTGGGATAGACCCCGGATCTCCCCGCACAAACTCTTGTATTCGGCGTAATCTTTAGCAGCCCCGTCTACCAAAACGCGGGCGAGAGTTTCACGCCGATCTTCAATCTCTTTGATTACCACGGAAAACGCAGTGGTGGCCATGATCTTTCCTTACTGTTTTTGTTGAGTAGGTTTGCTTACATGTTTCAATAGATCAGCCCGAATCTTTTGTTGATGCTGACGATCTTTACTTGCAGCAGTAATGGCCGTTTGACGTTCTTTTGATGCGGCGTTCATCTGAGCATTTTGCTGTTGCACAGATAACCGCATTTGTTCTTTTTGAGCTTCAAGTTGAAGTCGCTGCTGTTCAAGCTGCATCTTTTGCTGAGCGATCTGGAAGTCGCGTTGGCTATCGGCCTCTTTACGCTGCAACTCTTGTTGTCGCAACTGAAGCTCGGCTTGTTGCAACATCAACGTAGGATCTTGAGCCTGCTGTTGCATTTGCTGTTGTGCGGCCATCGCTTGGTTTTGAACCATCGTTCTCTGAGCGGCAGCAGCAATCAAAGGAGCAAGATTGCGCTCGTCTTCTGGAGAAATCGGCGCATTGTCTTCTTCGTCCAACGGAGGCAGTGCAACTCCAAGTTGCATTTCAACTTCAGCCCTATAAGCAAACGCCGTATGTTCTGCGATGTGCGCCATCAAAGCAGACATCATTTGCTGAGCCATAGGGTTCTGACCAATACCGGCCATGATCTTTGGATCTTGCATAAACGACTGGTGAGTCGCTATATGAGCCGCATGATCCTGATAAGCAAAAGCCTTAATTGGTTTTCCTCTCAGGACGTTCATGTTTTCGGTCACAGGATCCTGAGGCTTTTGGTCATCAGGCAAAGCAACCAACTTATCCGCATGTTTAATCCCTAGCACTTCAAGCATTTGCCTGTGAAGCTGTGGCAGGTCATAAATTTGCGGAGCCGTTTGGGCCAGTTGTAATGCAGCTTGGTACTGCATGATTCGCTGAGCCATCGTGGCAGCATTTGGATCCGACACCGGAATAATTTCTACGATGTCGTAATCCGATTGCTTAGCTGCCCTGTTCCCACCTTCAGGCGTATAAGAATAATCAGGCGGCGTGTAGTCTCTGATGATTTTCTTGAGAAGTTTGAATTCCATTCTCAAAGAAGAGTGAACGCGAGCCTGAACCGCGCTCATGGTTTTTAATTGTCTCTCAAGCAACGCTAGCGTAGTCCCCACTGGTGCCTGCGCAGACATATCGCTTACCTGCAAATCACCAATTGCCGCAAGCTTTCTACCCTCTTCGGTAATTCTTTCAAGCAAACCAGCCAAGACTTGGCTAGGCTCCTTGTACGGAAGCGGCATGATGTTGTCGCGCAGCGTACCGCTAGCAACATCGGCGTCTCTAAACTCTCCAGGAGCAATAGGAGTGTCGTCTCCTTTAACCCGGAGGCCACGGGTTTTCATGCCACCGGGCAAATTGCTCAATGTACCAGCATCAACCAACTGCCGGATGATAGAAGTGCCGGCCCGGGCATATCCTCCAATGATATGAATGTATCCAAGACCGTAAGCACCGAAGCCAGGGATGTAGGTGTACTGAACAAAGTGCTGTCTTTTTAGTCTTTTATCGTCGTCTTCTTCCCAGTTGCGGCGAATTGACAAAACTTGACTTGTGCCGCGCTCAATTGTGATGACATACGGCAGCGCAATACCGTCTTCGTCCTCAAATCCTTCAAGATCCCAATCCACATGGATTTCATAAATCTGAAAACGTTCGTCATCATTGAGTGAGTACCCTTGTTCTTCGGCTTTTTTCTTCTCAATGTCAGAAAAAATCCGAACCGGCTCACCAAGATCTACGTCTCTATAAAAACCAGCTACCTGTAGCTTTTTAACTTCGTTTTCTGTCTTGCGCATGACGTGAGTTGCACGTTCTGCGCTGTAGATATTAGAAGCCCCGTAGGGCATGATGACATCCTCAGCCGGGATGTACATTGCAACCTGTCTTCCAAGGCTAGGATCGTAGTAAACCTTCTTAAAAGCAGACCCAGAAAGCCCCAAAGAGTACAAAAGACGCTCATGTTCTGGCCGATATTCAATCATTTGCTCGGTCAGGCGGTAATTCATGTCGTCTCGGACGCGATCTGAGGCTTCTTCCTTCAGTTTATTGATCGCTCCAATGATTTGCGTCTTCACCGGGCCTTGGGCCGGGAAGGTTTCCGTGATCATTTCCGACTGAAACCGTATTGCCGCTTCAGTTAACAGCGGAGAAAACACTCCACAAGCACCAGACCACGGCTCAGTACGTTCTTCGTACTTCATTCCAAGGACTTCAAGTCCTTTTACGTACATTTCAGACCAGTCTTTGCGGCTATTCATGTCCGCATCAACCAAAGATGTCAATTCAGAGGCCAAACTTTGCAAAGCACTCTCATCCATGTACTCCGCGAGGTTCGCATCAAAGTCTTCTGGGCCTTCTGTTTCGGGTTCTAGCTCAATTTCAACCCCGCCAATTCCAATCTTCATCGACTCCGGGTTCTCAACTTCAATTTCTATAGCCGGTTGCTCTGTCATTTCTTCCGGATTAAAGGGAGTCAACGCTGAATCTATGTTTGTTGCCATGTCTACTCCTTAGTAGTAGGACTGTTTACGCTTAAAGTACCTCGGTTCATCAGGCTCATCGCTCTGGAGCCGCAAAAAACCACCCTGTCTGAACCGAATCAGCGCCTGAACGGACGAGTCAACCAAGTCATCGTGGTCTGCATTTGGGAAAGCAGCCATTTGTTCAACCACTTCTCTGGCCCATCTTGTATCTGGAGCCCACACTTTACCCGACTTAAAGAGATCCGCAACTGAATTGATACGCACAAACTTGTCATTGCCCCTGCTTGGTGTGTATTCAGTCACCACAATACCCATCTGCCGCAGCTCATAGATCAACGGAGCCCCAGCAGCTTTGGCCTCTACCACAAAAGCATCAGGTTCCCACTCCTTATAGTGGTTAAAAGCCTTCTCCTTTAACTCCGGGAACTCCATGCGCTTTTGAAAGGCGTCCAGCAAGATAACGTTTACGTCTCTTTCGTCCTCATTTAAATAAAACACGCCCCACGTCGTACATGCCGAGTAGTCACTTCTTTCGTTTTTAGTAAACGCCGTGTCCCATGACTGAATGATGAACTCACATCTAGGAGGCGTTTCGCTCTCCCAAACCCTCCACCAGTCTCTCTTTACTATCGCCCCCTCTTCACCCGTGGGCGTTTGCTGATACTGAGCGTTCCACTTAGACGGCGGCAGCTCTTCTTTTAGCGCTTCAAGTTCCTTGATAGACCAAAACTCTGGCCACAAAGGAGACCCGCTAGGCATGATCGCAGGAAGCTCAATGACCTCCCACTCCTCAGTCTTCTCCCTTTGCGCCGCATCCTTGATGATCCTGCCAGTTAGGTCTTTATCGCCCCATCTGGTCATCACAATCACAATTGCCCCACCCGGCTGCAAGCGCTGTCTAGGCCCAGACGTGTACCACTCATAGACCTTATCAAACACCCCAGGATCCCCAGCCGCCAAAGCAGCCTCCTGCTCCGAGTGCGGATCATCAATAATCAACAAATCCGCACCCTTACCCGTCACCGTACCACCCACACCAATAGCAAAGTACTCCCCGTTTTTATTCGTCGCCCACCTACCCGCTGCTTTGCTATCTTGCCTAAGTGCTACATCCGGAAACACCCTGGCGTACTGTTCACTCATCACAAGGTTTCTCACCTTACGACCAAAGTTCACAGCCAGATCAGCCGTGTTAGAAGTCTGAATCACCTTCTTATTCGGAAACTTCCCAATAAACCAAGACGGCAACAGATACGAAGCAAACTCACTCTTGGTGTGCCGTGGAGCCATATTGATGATCAGCCTCTTCACTTTCCCAGAAGCTATTTCCTCAAACTTCTTGGCCATCAACGCATGATGCCGGCCATGTATAAACCCCGGCCACATCATCTTCACATAACTCATAAACGACTTGTGACACTTCTCCCTCTCCAGCGCTTCCTTGTACTCAGCCACCTGAGATAACAACTTCTCCTGATCCGCAGGAGACAACCCATTGATCAAGTCGTCTAACTTCAAATCAACCACCTTACAAACCTGTACACAAACAACCCAGCCGTAAACATCAATGCCAGTTTTACAAACCCAAAGCTAACCATCCTGGCCGTGTACAAAGACTTCCTCATTCCAAATGCCTAAAGTTAATGTAAGTCGGCCTCACCGTTCTTCCTTTGCCATCTATCTTCTTTATCGCACCCAAATCAACCAGCCTCTCCACCACCCTATGCGTAGGCCCCACAGCCCTGCCCCTCATATACGCAATGTCCCGAATGCTTGGGCTATACCCAAACCGCTTCCACCACTCATCAATAATCAAAAACACTTCCCTCTGCGCCGGACTCACAATCACCTCCATCCAACCCTCAAAACTACCACTCACTTTCCCCATTTCTTTGCTTACGCGAACCTTAAAACGCCTCTTAGGGTTACTACTAGAAAGAGGCAATTTCATGGTAACGTTACCATGAAATTTTACATCATCCATACTTTTGCACACTAAAAGACACTCCTAAGGGGGGGTGTTTACCCTAATGATAGGGTGGGGTCAAAT